CCGCCTTGGTGCGCGTTATACAAAGGCTCTTGCTCGCAGCATGGCTCACACCAAGCAGGTTAAGGCTGCTAACGTATTAAACAATGCGTTTAGCTCTAGCTTTACTGGCGGTGATGGAGTTTCTTTGATCAATACAGCGCACACGCTCGCTGGTGGCGGCACATTTGCTAACCGTGCAACTACGATGGCTGACTTAAATGAGACATCGTTAGAGAATGCATTAATTAGCATTAGTACTTTTGTTGATGACAGAAGCATGATTTTGGCTCTCCAGGGAACCAAACTGATTGTTCCTCCTCAACTTCAGTTCGTTGCTGATCGCTTGCTCGAAACACCTGGACGAGTTGCTACGGCAGACAACGACATCAATGCAATTAAGAACATGGGACTGTTGCCGCAAGGTTACTCAGTCAACCACTTCTTGACTGATACTGATGCGTTCTTCCTTCTGACTGACGTTCCAGATGGGTTTAAGCATTTTGAAAGAACCCCGATTTCAACTTCTATGGAAGGTGACTTCGACACAGGAAACGTGAGATACAAAGCTAGAGAGAGATACTCTTTTGGCTTCAGTAATCCACGCTGTGTGTTCGGTTCTCAAGGAGCCTAATTGTTCCACATGGAACAATGAAGAAGGGGGCCAATCGGCCCCTTTCTTTTTTCTATTCATTAATATAGTATCTTTTTACTAGGTATATATTTTTCCTATCGACTGCCCTAGCAGACACCGCCAAAGACGATAGGATCATTTTTTCTGGAGAAAAAAGACATGGCAGCAACTTCATTTACCGGAATTGTTCGGTCAAAAAACGGAACCACAACTTACAGAACTGATTCAACGGGAACAGAAACTACCTACGGTACGCGTGAAGGTGGTATGTATTCGTTGGGATCTATCACTGGATCAAGCACAGTTCTGGGTGCAGCTCCTACTGATGTTATTTTTGGTAAGGGATCAAACCCTGACCACATCATCAACCCATTCACGAGTGGGACAACTGCGATCACAGATCCTCTTGGAAACGATATTCCTCTTGGCTCAGTTCTCTATTACGGGGATCGAGTCTTCAGGTACGGACGCGCTGGTGGAGTTGCCCTGACAGCAGGTAAGCTTGTTCAAACGTATGTGGCTACTAAAGCTGACCACCAGGATCTAGCCCCTACTGCTGGAGTTGCTGCTGGTGAATATGAAATCTCTGTTGAAACAGCAGGAACCGATCTGACTCTCAATGAGTACGCGGGTGGGTATCTTTATGTAAACGACGAGGCCGGTGAAGGTCAGTGCATGAAAATTGCATCTAACCCTGCTCACGATCACAGTTCAGACCCTTCTGTTGTTATCACCACTCACGATGCTCTGACAACTGCGGTCACCACATCATCCAAAGTCTCTCTGGTCAAAGATCTTTGGGATGGGCTTTTGGTGGCTCCTGCTGCTGAAACAGGAGCGATTGTTGGTTGCCCAGTTGTAGACATGGCATTATCTGCCTACGGCTGGTTCCAGACTTACGGTCCAGCAGCAGTGTTAACCTCTGGAACTTTAGTTCTCGGACATAATGTTATGCGTTCAGATACGGCGGCTGGTGCAGTTGAACCAAGCTCTGGATCAACACTGGATATCGTCGGTGTCTGTATGCTGGTGGACGTAACGACTGATTACTCGCTGATCAAACTTAACATCTGATTTCGGGAGATCTAAATGGGAATGTCTGATGTAATTGCGGTCACCATAACCGCAGACACAGTAGCCTTAGATGCCGATGGAATATCCGTAGCAGCATCAGTTGGTAATAACGCAGCACTTACAATAGGTGGTGCGTTAGCTTCTGGCGGTTCTGTCACACTTAGTCACGGGAGGATAGTTACTATCCTTTCGGCTGGTGATGATTCGGGAATTTCTTTTACGGTTACTGGTACTGATGTAAATAGTGACGCTCAAACGGAATCAATCACAGGTGCAAATGCTGGCACAGCTACTGGGTCCAAATATTTTCTAACAATATCTGGTATTTCAGCAGTTGGTAATCCAGCAGGTAACGTATCAGCTGGGGTTAACGCTTCTGCTTCTGACGTTATTTTTGCAGGTCGATCAAGGATGAAAGGCGCTTTTCTTACAAGTACAGCAACTGCTGGAACCGTAGACTTTTTAACCACATCTCCTACGGGAACCAGCTTGATGAAGATCAGTTCTGTTGCTTCTGCTACCGCTACCAGGGATGTTGTTATTCCTGAGAACGGTGTTTTGTTTGATAGCGGAGTCTACATTCAGTACACAGTTTCTACCTTCTTAACCTTAACGATATTTCATGCATAATGGCTACTTCTGGAAGTAGAGATTTTGAACCAGACGTTGCAGAGTACATTGAAGAAGCATTCGAGCGATGTGGGCTTGAGTACCGCACTGGGTATGATGGCGTAAGCGCAAGAAGATCTCTTAATCTTTTGTTTGCTGATTGGGCAAACAGAGGATTAAACCAATGGACCGTATCTAATACTGCAACAACACTTTCAAAATCAGATCAATATATTGATTTATCGACATCTACTATTGATGTATTGGATGTTCTTGTAAGAAGGACTGATGGCAGTCAAACCACTGATATACAGATGAGCCAGGTTGGTCGTTCTGAGTATTGGAACATACCAAGCAAAGACACTGAAGCAAGGCCCTCGCAATGGTTTTTAGATAAACAAATAACGCCTAGACTTTATATATGGCCAGCATCTGAGAACGCGACAGATCAATTAATAATTAATCGTCTTGTAAGGATTGAAGATGGAGATGCTGGAGTTAATACTTTAGACATGCCGTTTAGGTTTTATCCCTGCTTGGCTGCTGGTCTTTCTTATTACATTGCGTTAAAGAAAGCTCCAGATAGAGTCACTATGCTTAAAGGCTTTTATGAAGAAGAATTTTCTAGAGCAGCAGATCAAGATGAAAGCAGAGCATCACTTACAATTTCTCCTGGTCTTAGATCCAGGATAGCCTAGTGGCTTACGCTTCAGGCAAACACTCAATTGCCATATGTGACAGGTGTGGGTTTCAATATAAATATACAGAATTAAAAAAAGAATGGACTGGGTTTTTTGTTTGCGCAGAATGCTATGAAGACAAAGAACCGCAATTAAAACCAATTCCTCATGCTTCTGATCCACAAGCATTAAAGAACCCAAGACCGTCTGTTAGTTTTACAGCAGGCACTGGGGTGGTAAGAACCATAGATCCTAATGCAATGATTACAACAACTGGCGATTCTATTGGATCTGAGTTCTTGGGGGTCAATGGAACAACTGAAATTGGCACAGTAACAGTGGTGAATACATGAGCTTTACATTAGCAACATTAAAAACCGCAATACAAGATTATTGCGAAACATCAGAAACTACATTTGATTCTCAATTAGACACTTTTATAAAAGAGTCGGAAGAGCGAATTTTAAAAAATGTAGACATGCCTGTATTCAGAAAGAATGTGACGGGAAATGCAACAACAGGAGTTACTTATCTTGAAAGCCCTAGTGACTTCTTGGCCCCTTACAGTTTGGCCGTTATATCAAGCAGTGTTTATAGTTATCTGTTATTAAAGCATGTCTCTTTTATTAGAGACTACACGCCTAACGCATCAACGACTGGATTGCCAAAGTATTACGCCTTGTTTGATGACACCACCTTTTTGCTTGGGCCAACTCCAGATGAAGATTATTCATTTGAACTTCATTACAAATTCAGGCCAGCTTCCTTAACTGCTGGTGCAGATAGTGGCACAACCTGGTTGTCCGAAAACGCCCCAGACGCTTTGCTTTATGGAACATTAGTGGAAGCATCGACATTCTTAAAAGTGCCAGAAGAGTCTGCGCAATATGAACAAAGATTTAAAGAGGCGGTTGGCGCATTGGCTAGATTTGGTGAAGGTTATGGCGTAAGAGATGAGTACAGAGATGATATTAGAGGTGCTGTTCAATAATGTTTAATGCAGCCGTTGAATCAACCGTAGGCGATGTTGTTGTAAAAACAACAGATCATAGAGGGTTGTCTCCAGAAGAATTGGCGCAACGAGCTACTGATCAGATCGTTACAGTGTCTTCTGAAGCGGAACCTATAGTTCGACAACAAGCTGAAGCATTTAAAAGTCGCATTTATCATGTGGTTTTAG